GGGGTGAATGAACTGTACAAGCGCAATGATGCCCTGCAGCATGAGAATAATAAACTTAAAGAGGCTGGCAGTTGTGGTGCCAGTGAGTTGGATGAGCGAATGGATCGCTTTGCTGATCGATTGGACCAGGTGGCTGGAGCGATACAGGATGTGTTGGTCAAGTTAGAAGAGTTCAAATGCAAGTGTGTAGAAACCAAGCCAACCAGGCAGTATAACAAGAAGTCTAAGTAATGAAGTTCGAGAGCAAGATCTTAGAGTTGAGTACTATCAAGGAACGTAACCTTGTTGGACCGAGTGCTATTGCCATGGTCAAGCCTGACACAGGTGTGGAGATCAAAAAGAAGAGTGCTTATTATGTTATCAGAGATTGCGCCACGTTAGCTCATGATTATATTGCACACAAGTGTTACGCTAGTATTGACAATCCTATACAAACCTTGCATGGCGCGTTCTCCAAGGGGGACATTATAGACTTCGTTGCCCGTACTAAAGATGAAGATCACACCAGGCAATTGCTCTGGATCATATTCAGTGACATTTATAAATTGGAAGCTGAAGATTGGACACCTCCACCAGAACCAGCAGCCACAGAAGTGTTAGAGATTGATGCTGATGCTCAAGGAGCTGACATATACCAGGATTATGGATATGGTGATGAGGATTGGGATGATGGTGATGAGTTGGTCATGCCTGTTGCACCTCCTACTGATCTAGGTGATGGCGAAGCTATCATTGCCAAATTGGTAGCAGTGTTTGGTGCTAGTGCTGAGAAGAAGAAGTAACTATCTACGCTTGCTAGGTATAGCATAAAAACCTATAACCATGAAGCACAAGTCAAAGAAGCTGGTTAACAACAAACCTCCGGTCATTTTTATAACGTCATAATCTTTACCACCTATTATCCATGAGAATATGCCCCATCGATGGGACTCTCCTTTTGGTACAATCACATCGTATGTTATGTGAGGATTGAGAGCGTAATACAACATGAGATAGCATAATGTAAACGTTATACAAGTGAACAATATACGTCTAGTCATCTTGACAAATGGATCACTAGCTTGTTTGTCTTGGTTGTTCATTATGGCCTCTACCATTTTCTCGTCTCTCGCTGCTAACAACAGCTGGTTCTGCTGTTTACCTTCTAACCATGCATTGATTAATACGACGCCTAGCTTAATACCTGCGCCAATGATTGTGTTTATTACTGGACCCATATAAGTACTTAGGCGAATGAGACTAACTTTAAATTTACACGACTATATTGACAAATATTTAGATATCAGAAGTGTGGATGAGATATGGTGCCCTGTGTGTTATGAAGATGTCATGTCAGATAGCAAGGAGAATAACATGAGGCACATGATAGACTGTTACAAAACACTCAAAGTGGAGACCGGATTACGCGCATATAAAGAAAAACATGGCGAATTCCCGGTGGAACTTAAAGATTTCTCTCAACGTATTACAGACAATGTAAAAGATGAGATGATGGCTTATTATTTCAAGTACGCTGAACAACAGAAGCAGCAGTAAACTGTATATCTTCATCAACAACCTCAGCATTTATCTTGCGGATGGATGAATCGTTAGATATAATGAACTCAGCTAGTGGTGTCTCTATAAATTCTGTGATGATTCTCTTCAAAGGACGAGCACCATATGCTGCGTCTCTTGATTTAGATAGAATATGATCAGCGATATCCTTAGAAAAGTTAATTATCTTGCCATTGTTATTCTTGAGAGTACGTTTCACACCCTTTAACAGCCCGGTACAAATAGATGTGATGTCTTTGTCTGTCAATTTGTTGAATATAACCACCTCATCAAGGCGATTTATAAATTCTGGAGCATACATCTTCTTGAGTTCCGCCACTACTCCTTCTTCTAATGTCTCTCCTGTACCAAATCCTACATTAGGTCGCTTCTCAAACTTGTGAGCACCTATGTTACTTGTCAGTACTATTATAGTATTTTTAAAATTTACCTCTAATCCTTCACTATCAGTCAAGCAACCGTACTCAAACACTTGGAGAAACAGTTGTAGCACCTCAGGATGAGCTTTTTCGATCTCATCGAACAGTAGTACACAGTACGGGTTGTGTCTAACATACTCCGTTAGGCTCCCTCCCTCACCATATCCGACGTAGCCGGGAGGAGATCCAATCAATTTACTAGTGGCATGCTTCTCGCTGAACTCAGACATGTCGTATTGTTTGAAATTACCGTCATGAAACATAGCTTTTCCTAGTTGATGTGCAAGATAGGTCTTGCCTACGCCTGTTGGTCCTAAAAATAATAACGAACATATAGGTTTATCAGGGTTGCTCACACCAGCTCTAGACCTTTTGATAGCATTACATATCTTGTCTATACCATCTTCTTGTCCGATCACCTTGTTCTTCATACTGATAGCAAGATTTGACAGCACTTTCAGCTCATCAGCCTCCATGCTACTAACAGGAACACCACATTTATTAGATATCAACTCTCTGATATCTTCAATTGATATCCTGGAAGGCTTTATGTTTCTAGATAGTTCACCAGCTTCTCTCTCCTCGATACATTCTTCTAACTTAACAGCCAATTGTTCCTCTGTTTCTCTGTATCCTAAGCCTAAATCATATTCACCTGTCTCTACAGCCTTTTCCTTGCTTCTGCTAACATGTAACAAATCATCTATAAGAGCCTGTACCTCCGTATTACCATGATATCTAGACACTTTTGCTACTGCTCCAGATTCATCTAGTATGTCAATCGCTTTGTCAGGAAAGTTTTTATCGACAATATAACGTTCACACAATGTTACAATCTCTTTTATCACGGATTTGTTATATTTTACATTGTGATAGTCTTCGTATTTCTCTTTGATACCACGAAGTATTGCAATACAATCTTCTGTCCCAGGTTCTCCTACATGTATTGATTGAAATCGTCTCTCTAATGCTCCGTCACCTTCTATAAACTCCTTATATTCACTAGTGGTAGTGGCTCCTATACATGACAACTTGCCTCTTGCTAACGCTGGCTTCAATATGTTACTAGCATCCATACTACCAGTACTTGCACCAGCTCCAACAAGCATGTGTAACTCATCAATAAATATAATTAGATCCTCTCGTTGTGTGACGTATGATATAACTTCCTTCAACCTCTCCTCAAATTGACCTCTGTAGATAGTACCAGCTACCAGAGCGGCTAAATCTAATGTGTATATCTGTTTACCTCTCAAGTTTTGCGGTACGTCTCCATTGACTATTCTGTGAGCTAGTAGTTCTATTACAGCTGTCTTACCAACACCGGGCTCCCCTACTAGCACAGGGTTATTCTTAGTACGTCTAGATAGTATCTGAATTGCATCTTGCACTTCGTCATCACGACCTATCACAGGGTCAATCTCACCATTAAACGCTAATTGAGTTAAATTTGCTGCGTATTTATCGATGATACTCTCTTCATAGATCTCATCAGTGTCCGTGTTAGTATGACTGCCACCAATACCGGATTTTTGTTTTTGGTCTTGTTTCTTCCTCACTCCTCGTGGAGTGATAGCTTCATATATGATCTCGTAAAGGTCATCAACATTTATATTTTTGAGTCTGAATAAATTGTTACCACTACCTGAATCGCTTACTAGTATACTTAGTAACATGTGATCCACATCAATAAGAGATGATCCCATCTCACCGGCGATTCCACTAGCGAATGCTAGCATCTGTAATGTACGTGGTGATGGTTCGACCAGGCCTATATCAATGTTCTCCGGGCCAGTGTATTTTTGTAAATTGGTTATAACAAAGGATTTAAAGTCGTCTATCTGGACATACTGCTTAGAAATGGCTTTTAATCCAGGCGTTATCTTATCACAGTCTAATATAGCTAGTAACACATGTTCGGTTGTAATGAAATCATGCTTATAATCTACTGCAATTTTCTTTGCTGTCATCATTGCGCGGCGACCGGCAACTGTTAAATCAGGTAAGTCCTTCATACTCATATTTATACTATTATTATAAACATTTTCGTTGACATATGCAACGTTTGAGTGTATAATAAGTGTATGGTAATAGAAGTATCACACGAGAGTCCAATCTCAATTCTAGACAAATCACTAGAATACAATGATTACGCTTATGCATTAGTACATTTGTTTGAAACGCATCCTGACTATTATAAATTTTTTAAGAATTTAGTTGATGAAAATAAATGTTCAGTTTTGTTAGATAATAGTATATTTGAGTTAGGAAAGAGCTTCAATCCAATCAAATATGCTGAATGGATTGACAAGTTACAACCCAACTGGTATATAGTACCTGATGTATTAGAAGATGCAGCGGACACAATACAGAGCTGGAAGAGTTTCACGAATGAGTACACTGACACTACTGATGCTTTGCGTATAGGTGTAGTACAGGGAAAGGATTGGGATCATCTACTCAAGTGTTATAAGTTCATGAGTGACCATGCTGACTATATAGCTATTAGTTTTGATTACAAATATTATGGATACACTGGTGTGAAGTCAGGATTAGCTAATCCTACTTTAGAGAAATGGTGTTCAGGAAGGCAGCGGTTTATAAGACAATTGATTGACGAGGGACATTGGAACTGGAACAAACCTCATCATCTATTAGGTTGTAGTCTAGCGAAGGAGTTTAGATGGTACGTGGATAACAATGTTTATAACATAAAGAGCCTTGACACGAGCAACCCAGTAGTTGCCACAATCAAGAACTATAGATATAATGATATACATGGACTACATAGTAAACCTTCAACACTCCTGGCAGATCTTATAGACTATAAGGCTGACGATATCGACATGGAACTACTGGAGTATAACACGAAAATGTTTAAAAAAATAATCAAAAGATGATATGCTAAAAAACAAAAGATGGGCTGCGTTGTTCAGTCACACAGGATCAGAGATCGTGAATATATCTAACATCATAGGACGTGATCCAGATGTGATCATAACAAACAACACACCAGGAAGTGAACGAATACATGAAGGTATCAGAGACAATGTATATGTTCAACAGAAACCATCTGTTGAGGACTACAGAAATGTTCTCAAGGATGTGGATATTGTCACTCTCCATGGATGGATGAGAATCATACCACCAAAGATATGTAGAGAATATAAAATATACAACCTACATCCCGGTTTGATAACACTGTACCCGGAGCTAAAAGGCGCTGATCCTCAGAAGCGTGTAGCGAACACTGGAGATGAGAAGTACAAGAGAGTAGGCTGTGTGATTCATGAAGTGATTTCAGAGGTAGATGCCGGTGAAGTCTTAGCAGAGATATCAACTTCCAATAACTTTTATGGAGAAGATGATTTAAGTTGCCGTTTACATGAAATGGCTACACAATTATGGATACAACTATTAAAAACATAAAGTAAAAATGAAAATTATAAACGTGATATTAGGAACAGCCATGACGATTGTTGGGTTGACTGGATGCAATACAATTAAAACATCTCACCATGTGATCATTGATCATAATGTTAATATCAACGTGAACAATTTTAACATAGGATTGACTCATAAACGCATTGACAATAATGGTTCTAGTAGAATTGAAACACAATCACTGACAATGAGTGATATCATCTCAAATATAGACAGTATAGAGAGCAATGGGACGAATTAAATTTATATTGACGTTATTGATATTAGATCTATCTGTCATATTATACAGAGACATACTAATTGTACTTGTAGCATGAGACGTTGGAGCAATGTTAATTTAGCAGGACAGATTTTGATAGTGATGTGTGTTGTCAATCTGATGGTAGCGGTGCTGATGACCATGCATGGGTTGACTGGAGAAGCCATATTATCAACAACTGTTGCTGCATTGTGTGGTGTTTCAACATTCAATTCAAGATATGACAGATACATCTAACAACAGACAATTCGACTCCGGGGCTCAGAGAGACACAGGAGACGGTAAATTATGCATGTCCTTAGTACCTATTAAGGAACTTGAGAGAGTGATGGAGAGGTACCGCTCCGGTGGGGCAAAGTATGGAGACAACAATTGGACCAAAGGCATGCCGCTTAGTGTGTATTACGATAGTGCTAATAGACACATGATGCAATGGTGGCAAGGAGATGAGAGTGAAGATCATGCCGCTGCAGTGGTATGGAACATGATGTGTGCAATGTGGACAGAAAAAAATTTAGATAACATGAATGACAAGTTGAACTATCCAAACAAATAGGATATAATTAGAATATGTTAGTAGGATTCACAGGAGCACAATGTACAGGTAAGTCAACCTTACTCGCTGAATGTAAGAAACATCTCAACAACTGGCAGTTTGTTGATGAGGTTACTAGAAAAGTAGCTAGAGAAGGTCATGATATAAATACATCTGGTAATGATATGACACAGTTACATATTCTCAAAGAACATCTAGACAATCACTGTATGACAGGTAATGTCATTCTCGATAGATGTATATTGGATGGCTATGTGTATACAAAATGGTTATCAGATCAAGGATTAGTAGAAACCTGGGTGAGAGAGTTCTCGCGGAACATGCTATCGTTTCTAGGTAACAAGTTAGATGTTATATTCTATACATGTCCTGATGAGATACCATTCGAGGATGATGGTGTGAGGAGCACTGACATGCAGTTTCGTAACAATATACTAGATATATACAACGAGATTCTCACATCTCCGGTTAGCTTACCAGGTGTGAATTCATGGAGGGATAGAATAGTTAAGTTAAGTGGATCTGTAGAAGAGAGGATGGAAACAATTTTAAAGCACATAAAATGACAAAATTAGACAATAGTAATATATCAGTTCATTTAGGACAAACATCTCAATACAAGGACCAATACGATAGTAATTTATTGGTCAGAGAACCTAGAAGTAACAATAGAAAGCATCTAGATATCAGTGATGATGATCTACCGTTCGTGGGATATGATACATGGAATGCATATGAAGTGAGTGGGTTGACTAATGGTGGGTTACCTGTTGCTGGGGTGGCTAAAATCGTGTATCCGTGTGATAGTAAGTACATTGTTGAGAGCAAGAGTATCAAGTTGTATTTCAATAGTTTCAACATGTTCAAATGCGGAAACAGTCAAGAAAGCGTGTTAGAGTTTATCTCTTTACATGCATCAGATGATTTGAGCAAGTTGCTAGAGACTCATGTAGAGGTACACGTGATACCATCTAATATCAAAGCTAGTGGAGATCCTTTGTTCAGCAGGAAAGGATACACGACATTAGAGGAAGTGTTAGATCCTCAATTACTAACCGATATGAATGTGGAAACATACACGGAGACACCAGACTTGTTAGAACTAGAAGATCTACCAGAGGGTGGTATTGTCACTAGCTGGTCTAAGTTTCATAGTGGTTTGCTCAAGAGTAATTGTCGTGTCACAAGTCAACCAGATTGGGGTGATGTATGGATTGCTATCAAAGGACAGAACCACGTGACACCTGAGAGCATGCTCAAGTATATCATTTCGTTTAGGGATGAATGTCACTTTCATGAAGAGATATGTGAGACAATATACAAACGTCTACATGATATATTGTCTCCGGAGAAGCTCGTGGTAACCTGTCTGTATGCTCGTCGAGGTGGTATTGATATCAATCCTGTTCGTGCTAATGATAAGAGCTCAATTGATTGGGCATGCCCTGCTTTGATTGACGTGAAGATACCTCACGTCAAGACAAGCAAACAATAATACAATTTAACCCTAACTAAACTAACAAGGTCGCTCTACACAGGGCGGCCTTTTTTGTCTGTCCGTATATACACAAAAAAACGGTCTACCGAAATCAATCGGTAGACCGTGAGTTAAAAACTTCTTGCCGTGTGTATCATTTCAACGGCTTCTAAAACATCTTAAATGATTTATCCGAAGTACACCGACTGAGTGCCGGGTGTGAACGAATCACCGAGATTCTTGATTACGATAACGTGGTAATAAAGATCTGCACCGAAGATATTGTCTACTACACCATAACGGGTGAGCAGTCCAACACGTGGAGCAAAATCATTAGGACCTACAGTTCTTTGTACCATCACTGGGATGTATGGGCAATAAATGATTCCTGTGTCGTAAAACTCAGGTCCTTTATAGCCTAAAAGAATATACTCCATACGTCCGCCGGACCTTTGTCCGTCTTCGTATTGAGCTTCTGTGCGTGTATCGCGGTAAACGTTAAATCTTCCACCTAAGTTACCGACGCGAGCAATTCCAACGGGTTGGGTATTGACATTACCTTGAACTTGCATCCACTGAAATTCAGGGAGCATTTCCAAGATAGCGCAAACGCGAGGAGTAGCAACTAAAAAGTTAGCTGCTCCACGGCGATTACGAATAGCAATACGATTTGCTTCTACGATAATTTTGGCGTAAAGATCACGATTACGTTCAGCCATCCAACGTCCGTCAGCACTAGCGGGGGACCAGGTGCTAACACCTTTTCCACTTCCAGCATTGGCGGCGACTTGAACCATTCTCATGAGCATTTCACGGTCAATTTCGGCCTGAATTTCATACGACATAGCGTTTGTTAATTCAGTATCGATATCAATACCATTCATGTTCTTGAGGTCTTGTTCAAGCTCTACGCTCCAACGTGCAGCGAGCCTACGAGTTCCAGCCTCAACAGCGGTCTTCTCAAAAGAGACTACCATCTGTGGGATGTTACCAGTAAGTTCATAATCAGCTAGTTTAGCAGCGATACCAGCATCGTTATCGACAAAGTCGATTCCGAGTCCAGCGTCTCCACTTAAAGCAGCAGAAGATGCACCTGTGAAACGTGTGTCTAACTTCTGGTATCCGGCTTCGTTATCAGGAGCATTTCCTGCTGTACGAGGTTGGCCGTTTTTACCAGTAGTTGTTGACCCATTAGTGTGTCCGTCAATACCTGTTGAACCCAAAGATTCATTTTCGTATTTGTAACGCATTGCAAAAGCAAGCCCTACTGGACCACTCATAGGTTGGACGCCTACGATCTCATTAGTAATTAGTTCAGGGAATGTACGACGAATCATTGGGATGAGAATTTTTGGAAGACGTGCATCGCCAGTAGCGTAAAAGTCTTGAGCAGGCGTCATTGCGCCTCCTTGACCCATGCTTCCAGCAGATCCGAAGACTCCGCCTGCTCCACCACCAGCTGAATTTTCTTTCAAGCACCATGACTCTTGGTTTTCCAAGAGAATAGCGGTGTTCAAACGAGAATGATCATCGGTGATAGGTTTAACGTTATCGGATGTGTAATCCAAAACTGGTGCCCACTTCTCAAGAAGTGTTCCAGCTCTTTCCTCATCAATATATGATTGTGCGGGTTTTACCTGTGACATATTATTAATTTCCTTACATACTCAGGCTGTGAAGCCTCATTTAAAATTGATGTTACCATTTCTTAAGCTCACCCATATAATTGTTAAATAGATGACCGTCTTGTTTGTTGTCAGGTTCTACTTGCTCGATTTGGGATTCAACACTCTCTTTAATAACAGGTGCTTGCTTTGAAACTGGACGATCGATGACTCTCTTGCCACTAGTGGCTTCTGCCTTGAGATCGGTTAGTTTAGATTTTTCATTTTTCTCGAACATGTCCAATGTGTATTGGAAGTTCTCGTTAATAAATTGTGCGGACTTGCCTTCAAGTACTTTGTACATGTGACGTCTTTTGCTAGCAGGTAGACCTTCTGTGAGCTTGTCCAGTGCTAATTCAGCACGTTGAGCACTTAAGTTTTCTTTTAAAACTTTGTTCTCTTCAGCTAACTTGATTGCTGTAGTAGAAGCCTCATCGATTTGACGTTTACCGTCCATAACAGCTTCCCGTACTGACTCATTTGAAAGCGCATTGTCAACTGATAATGCTTTTCTTAATCCTTCTAATACTGTTACTGCATGTTTATTCTTAATAGCCTCTTGAATGTCTGCTACTGGTAAAGTCTCTTCAACATACAAGTCTAAGTAGTTGCTGATGTTGTCTACTAAGCCTTCTTTAAACACTTTAGCGTCTCCATCAATTTCCGTTTTGAACTTCTCTACGAGAGCGACTAATTTTTCTGAGTGATTTTTGTCGATAGCCTCTACAACCTTTTGAAGTTTGTTAGTGTGATCACTATCGATAGCTTCTAAAAGCTTCTCGAGTTTAACAGCATGTTCTTCGTCTTGTTCAACTAGTGCTTTCTCAACACGTAATTGAGCTAACTCGTCTACTGATTCATGGAATGATGTTTCTAGTTCTGCTAGAGTTTCCTCTGTGAGGATTCCGTCGCCTAGATCTTTAAGTTGGTTATTAATTTGTTTTTCACTCATCTCTAAATATATTTATGTTTTTGTTAGCATTTATCTTGTTAAATAGCTTTTTTTCTATCGCCACCTTGAGTGAATCCTTCGCAGCTGCGTAGTTTTTATTGCCAATATCGCTGATAAATTTCATGACTGGTTGGCGTTCATTTGGGTTGTTGTTAGGTCTGGTCATTATAGTTTTTGTTTGATTGATTCAATAAACGTTAAAATATTGTTCTTTAAATAATCCTGTACATCATTCTTCGGCATGTTAGCTAATCCTTTTTCAAATTTATCGTACGCTTCCACGTACATACCAGACTGGTTGAGAATAAATTGTTTGCTTTCTAGAATACCATTAACAAACGCTTCTCCAAAACTAGGATCTGCAACACAATCGATAGCTACTAAGCGCATGTCTTGTACGTGATTCTCTCCAGAATTGTCTTCAGATTGAACCAACTTACCCAGACTCCTTGTGCTCATTCCTACACTGCATCCATCATTGATTAAAGACTTGACGATTGCCCCGGTCGGTGTGCTTAATACCTTGGACTTTCCGATGTATACACCTCTATTGTGAGGACATGCATTTAACTCAGTCACCATATGACATGCTCTCTCTAGATCGACATCAGCACTAGTTGGATGGTTCAACTCACCTAAAGCTCTTTTAGTGTCGATCATCTGCTCTGTATACCTTTTAACCTCTTTAGCCATCTCCTTCTCGCAGTATATTCTGCCATTTTTATTAGAAGCTCCTGCCATTGCGTAAGGTCCTTTGATATAAACATTCTGATCACCTTTAGCATTACGTTCTTCAATAATGTATTCAAAATCACTTGGATCTGTTGTCTCTATTAATAGGTTAGCGTGCATATGATTCTAATTACTTATCTCTAAAACTAGAAATTCTACTACTATCTAGAGAATAATGTAAAATCTTTCTCAGTCACTAGTTGGAAGATGTAGCCGTTTTTATCAGCCCACTTCATTGCTGCCTGCCATTTAGCTTGATTGACACCCCATGTAGCAGCCTCATGTACTAACGTGGTTCGTTTTTTCTTGCCGGTTGTTACAGGTGGCTTTGTTTGTTTGTATGGCTTTATCTCTATTAGATATTTAACAACCTTTGCTCCTTCTTGTATATGTACCACATTATCAACAAAGTACCGATGCATCTTACCGTCTACTGGTGATATATAAGGTACACATACCGACTCACTGGACCATTTCAATACTGTAGGGTTTATATCGCACCATTTAAAAAACTTTAATTCCCAGCTGCTTAGATATCTAGGGTATTTTGAACCGTCGTACTTCTCGCTGTGAACTGGTTTGTATATGCCTTGTCGAAATTTAGTAAATTTCTTGTAAGGTTTCTTCTTCACCCTACGAAGAACATCGGAGGTTCACCATCACCGAATCCAGGAACCCCTTCATACAACTTGGTCTCGAGCTCCTTCTTGTCAGTATTACCTTCACTTAACAATTCATTGTAATTAGGAGAACCACCACCGAATAAATTCGTACCGGAATATTTACCACGCACTCGAGCGATCACTATTTTAGTTAACGCCAATGCATATTGATATACCCATGCTTCAGATACTAATTCACATACAGGTCGCTCAACGTATGCTCCTATAAGACCGTAGAACTGTGTGCGTCTGTTACCTCTGTTAGGTTCGGGTGTCAAGTAGAGTGTTTGTTTTCTGTCATCAAATCTGCAATAGTAGTCTTGTGATAGCATTTTTCTTCTGTCTTCTAACCAATTCTTCATTGTGTACCAGCTTACTAAATCAAACCCGTACTTTCCTAACGCATAACTAAAGTATGTCTGTTGTGCTAATGTTTGTTCTATTGTGAATAGAGTGTTGATACCAGTAGATGTACCTTCTTCAAATGCGAAAATATCTATAACCTTCCTGTAACTATCAGTTAGATAATCATACCCCTTCATGTTAGGGAGTGGTTTGGCTAGTTTTTCGTTTAATTGATCACGTTGAGATTCATCAGGGCGGCTACTAGCACGCGATCCATGAGATTTTCGTGTCTTGGTACCTTCCCATTTTGACTCTCCATCTGAATATCCTTTATAATTTACAGCCATATCAATCGGACCACCACCTATAATACTACTACCAATCTCATATAACGATTTGTCGAGAGTCGTTTCATTTGGATTAGCTTCATAAGATCCAGCCAACTGTTCTGTCGCTGTCATCAGTACATCCATCCGAAGTCCTTTACCCGGCTCATACAAGCTAGAATGGAATGTTAAATACTCTTCGGTGTATCCGGCAAACTTACTGAACATCTCAATCGCGATACTAATGTTCTCAAACACTTGATTCTGATGAGCTTCTATATTGATTTGCGGGTAACCTAATGTATACGCAATACGAGTCGCTAGCTTCTCATAGGTCGTTACTTTAGGATTTAAATTAGAGCTGTAAAATTCATGTAATGGCTTTACAGGAGGTGGTGTGTGTGGACCACCGTCATCGCAACTACTCATCAGTCACCTCAACAATTAATCCATTCACTATATGTAATACATGACCACCAATGTTAATATCTTGTGTAATTCCTGTGACTTTTACATCGGCTCCAGTTAAAGTATGATAACCGGTTTTCGCTACTATATCTGTAGCTGATAAACTTTCAGTAGCACTTATACTACCATGTACAGTCAAGTCGTTCCATATATCCACGTCCGTTGAGAATATCTCATGTAGAGGAACACCAGCACTGATCATCTCACCGGTGGTGGATAAACTACCGGTAAACTCAGCACTAACACCGGTTAGTGTACTCTTTACATCAACACTACCACTTAGTGTAGTGTTCCCTTTTATAGTAGCATGCTCCTCTATCTCAATACCCTCACTAGCGGATATACCACCCACTACTGCTAACTTAACATTCATGGAGGAAGTTCCTAGACCTAGAGAACCATCACTACCTCTAAAGTACAATGCTGGGTGATTGCTTGGAGTTTTAATTATGAAATTCACTGGTGTAGTCGCAGCTTCATTAATAATAACTGTATCAGGTGTTGGAGCAGTACCGTCTATGGTTATGAATTCCTGTCCATTTGCTTCTAGTGTTATTATATCTGTATTAAATGATATCTTAGTACCTGTATCATCTTGGTGTATTAAATCTCCCGCCATTGTTATATTACCACCTACCTCTAGTTCGCTAGATTCAATCTCCAACTTACCGGTTATTGTATCTCCACTAGCATTAACAAAGTGTGTCTGGTTATAATCTGTATTGTTGGTAGCGCTATCACTATTAACAAAACTGTAAACATCATTCCATTTAGCACTTGTATTAGATACGTCCGTATAGACATTATCCCAATTAGCACTTGTATCTAAAACTGATGTATGTGTGCTATCCCATTCAGCGCTCGTAGCTAAGACACTTGCATGAACGTTATTCCAATCAGCACTTGTGGCAAGCACGCTATTGTAAACGCTGTTACCACCTATCCAAGAACCGCTGTTAGCTAAGACACTTGCATGAACACTGTTCCAATCAGCACTTGTGGCAAGCACGCTATTGTAAACACTGTTACCACCTATCCAAGAACCGCTGTTAGCATGCACTGTTGTGTTATTTAAATTCCATTTTGTCTTATCAACAGCTGACACGAACTTATGTGCAGTGACTGCATCATCAAAATCATCTGAGTTAAGAACAACGCTAGGACCCTGCTTACCATTAACAGTCTGTACTAAGCCATCCGGTAGAGCTAGCTTAGCATACCCTACGTAATCTCCTGTACCACTCGTATATGTACCTGTAGGTGAATCAACTACTGCTATTAGGTTATCATGTGTAGATGATACGACAACAACGTCTCCTGATTGAATACCATTCCCGGGGTTTAACACAGCGACTTCTGATGGACTGGTAACCGCATGTACGCGAGTTATACTAAGCTCTGGTATCTGTGTTGTTAACAATTTACCTTGAGCGTCTACAGTAGCTAGACCGAAACCAGATGCTGTGTTGATATAACTATAAACCGAATTCCATTCACCACTTGTATTAGATACGTCTGTATAAACGCTATCCCACTCACCACTTGTTTCGGATACGTCTGTATAAACGCTATCCCACTCACCACTTGTAGATGAAACGCTAGCATAAACGCTATCCCACTCACCACTTGTTTCGGATACGTCTGTATAAACGCTATCCCACTCACCACTTGTAGCAGTAACACTTGAGTATACTGAATCCCACTCACCACTTGTTTCGGATACATCTGTGTAAACTGAATCCCATTCACCGCTTGTAGCTGTAACGCTAGAGTAAACAGAATCCCAATTAGCACTTGTAGATGATACGCTTGAATATACTGAATCCCACTCACCACTCGTGGCTGTAACGCTAGCATAAACGCTATCCCACTCACCACTAGTGGCTGTAACACTAGCATACGTACCCTTCACATTGACACTATCAGTACTAGAAAATGTTTCGCCATCAGCGAAGTTTAAACTATCGTTGGATAGATAGATATCACCAGTAGCAGATATATCACCTTGTACTGTCAATCCACCGGTCATCACATCACCACTAAGCTTGAGAAATACTGTCTGATTATAATCAGTATTGTTGGTGGCACTATCACCATTCACGAAACTATAAACTGAATCCCATTCATCTGTCGGGTGTGATATAAATTCTAGCGCGTCCTCACCGGTGTTGACTTTGACGAAATTACCAGCATTACCAGCGTAACTACCAGGTGTGTCGTTTAGTGATTCAAAATTATCTACAGACTCTCCTCCGGTGAATTTTGGGTTGTGATTGTTCGTGCCGTCTACTCCATGGAAGAGCGCGTCATTGGTATTACCGGTAGCAGTACCAGCGATCTCAGTGTTGCCTCCTGGTCCTCCGGTCAGTTGTGTTAATCTGATCTTAGCATCAGTGACGCTAGCTGCGATACTTATATCACCATTGATCCTAGCAAGCTCGATAACATTTGTTGTTATCTCTGCTATCCCGTTTAAATTGCTCCGATCCAACCCGGATACACCATATACATATGATGAATCATCCACCTCAACATATGTACCAGTAACCAAAGCAGCAGATGTTGTGAACGTCACAGTACGTGCTGCTATCGTTCGATCATTATCAGTTAGAATTAATGTTTTATTATCTAGATCGATGTTGCTTCCGTTATGCGTGATTGCTTCTAAGGTGGCGGTGGCTCTGAGATCGTTATCCGATTGTGTTGTGACAACCCATTTGTCGATACTGCTACTGTACACTAATATCGAGTCATTTAATGCTCCGGTCACATCAACATCAGTAAGTTCAGCTATTGTGTCTGCATACCAAGCTGAACTATTAGCTTGAGCGGTGGTGTATAATTCATCCCAATTAGCACTATTAACATTAACGTTCGTATGAACATCATTCCATGTTCCACTTGTTTCTGATACATCTGTGTATACTGAGTTCCATTGAGCGCTGGTGTCACTAACATCTGTGTATACTGAGTTCCATTGAGCGCTGGTGTCACTAACATCTGTATATACTGAGTTCCATTGAGCGCTGGTGTTGTTGACACTAGAATAAACACTATCACGATTGGCACTAAAAGATGAAACGTTAGTGTATGTATCAGTCCAATTTGCACTACCTGTGTCAACTGTACTGCTGACACTATCTAGTTTTTGACCATCATCTGAAATATCTCTACCATCAACTAGACCATCAACATCAATATCAGCTACATAAACATTCTTCCATCGTTTGGTAGTTGAACCTAAATCGTACGTTTTGTCTGAATCCAAGTTAACATCACTCGCAATATCAGCATTGAATATAAGATTATCCTCATCTGTATCACCTACATGTATATTACCACCACTGCCGGCGCTCAGATATGCGTTTCCATCAACACGTAAGTTACCTTTGATATGAACATTACTGTCAAACGTCGCGAATCCTTTGGTTTGTAGTGTCCCGTTGATTGTAGTACCACTAAGCTCAGTAAGCCCCAATACGTCTAACGGAGCATTGATAGCCGTGTGTCCTGCTATATCTACTGTATCCTGAAGTACAACACCTTTTGTGACTGATAATGTGTCTGTTAGTACTGTACTACCTGAGGCTGTTAAAGATATAATCCTAGTATCACTTAATACATCTAGTGAATCACGTAGAAGAGTTGCCCCAATTACTGCTAAACCGTCATGTAGACTAGTGGATCCACTCACCACAAGCGAGTTACTTAAATTAACTGGGCCTGATACTGATAGTGTTGATCCAAACCCAACTGCTCCAACCACACCTAATGCTCCATTGAAACTAACCGTATCAGATACACCTAATGTACTGTGCAGAACAGTCGAACCGGTTACTCCTAACGCGCCTCCGACTGATAAACTAGATGATATACCCACACTACTATTAAATGATGTCTCTCCACTTACAGTTAATGTCCTGGTTATACCAACGTCGGTATCCTGTAGGGTATTGTGGCAGCTATCTAATAGCCTTGCAAAATCTTCACCTATAGGCCTGTCCCCGTCTTCGAATTTACCTTTTAATTCGTCTAAATTTGTGTGCTCAAATGTCATAACTTACATAA